CGTATTTGACGTAGAATTGATGCCAATAATGTTGTCAACCAGTCTAAAAGAGGTAGAAGTCGTACTTGCTTGAGTATCTTTGACTTTTACGCGGATTGTGGAGGTGTCAATATTGGCATTTGGTAGTACAAAACGCTGATTTGGTTGCGAAGTGTCTACAACAAAGTTTTGAATGATGAAATTACCTTGGTAAATGTTCAAATTACCCAAGGCAGTACTATTACTTGCGCTAATTGTGATCTCTTCGGGTACAGAAAATACGTAATTGGCGTCAACGGCGTTACCAAGCGCCACAATTCCTGGTTGAATCGCCACTAAAGACGTATCAGAAGAGATACCTGCAATAGAAAGGTTAATATTTGCGACTGCAGCACGCTTTGAACGGGGTACATACCCAATATTACGCGCCAATGATACAATATTTTCCCTTAGAGTCGCTGTATCAATAAAAGATTCATTGACTGCCATGTTCGTATTGAACGCAGTCAGGTAAGTATTGTACGCTAGAGTATTGATAATGACAGAAAGGTTAGAACCTTCAAAGTCAAAGTCCGTAAAATTACTATTAGACCTCAAATAGTCCTTGATAGACGCCTTAATGTCCTCAAAATTTAGATTCGTGAACTGTGTAAAGGTCATTATAGTCTAGTTGGTTGTAGTACGAACGTAATAATCTGTGCAGGAAACTCCAATCCAACAATATCATACTTTACGGTAACACTCAAAGCGTTCTCATCGGGTCTAACATCAAGTAAAACATCAGTTAATCTGACCCTGGGTTCAAAGTTTTCAATCGTAGTTTCAATCTGTGTCTGAATTGGGTCAAGAAACGCTGAATCTGCTAACTCGAATAGCGCATCATTAATATTTGTCCCAATCAATCTATTAAAAAATACCTCCCCAACCGTAGTTCGTACAAGATTTTGTACAGAACGCTTGATAGCATCCTCATTCTTTAGGGGTAAAATATCGTTTGTAACTGGATGACGTTTGAAAGACAACGATATGTCTTTGAAACCTCTGGATATTTTCTGGAGAGGCACTTTATTACCTAGTCTTTATTGTTTATTTATTGGTCTTTTCCGAACGATGGTTCGGTGCCGTATTCCCAATCATCATAATCCTCATCATTACGAATTTGTTCATGGAGGATTGTTTGCCTTTTCAGGTCATTGATGTGGTCTCCCACAACTTCACGTAGCATCTTCTGGTCTTGATTGTCCATAGGAATCTACAGGTATACGCGATGTATTTATGAAAAAAGCGCCTGAGGGTTTCTCAGACGCTTGATGATTACTTCTTTTTACGAGTGGAGGATGCTCTCTTTTGTGCTGCAGAACGGTTGTTACCAGTGCTATAACGCTTGTCCTGCCTGAGACAGGAACCGCCGCCTTTGGTCTTAAATGAACGCCAGGGGGATTTGCTCATTTGCCTTGTCCTCGATACATTTTACGTGCTTTGTTACGGGAGGTTGCAGCATATTTAGTATTCTTGCTACAACCTTGACGGGTGAGTTTGGGCTTGGACTCAATTTTTTTCTTTGAGCCGCTCAATGTTTTTGCCATAATCAGTCCTCTGTGTCGTTACCTGCGTATTCTACCACAATTTCGTCGGGATGTGGAGTACCCTCTTGATAATACTGATGGGCAAGGTCATCTACGATATCTTGCATCGATTCTTCGTCTACCGCATCATGTACTAGTTCGCCAAAGATAAAAATGTTATATCTGTCCATTATAGAAATCTTTCATATATCTTCTTAGAATATGTATACGGACAGAACATTTTCATGAGTGATTTGCGACGTTGATTATCCCAAATCTCTTGTGGTACTTCTTTTCTTTTTAGTTTGACCTTTTCATCACAAAAGATGGTGATCGCATATAAAGGTTCACCACGTTTCAATGAAAAATGATTCTCTCCTGGTTTTAATGCAATGGCACCATTCACTTCACGATGAATGAAGTTCTTTGGTAACATCCCTTGAATGACATACCAGTTACGATATTCCGTTAGGTATTGTTGAGGAACATCATGTAACCAAATCTGTATGTTCTTCTTATGTGCCAAACGGGGTGTCCAGAACATATACTTTGGTGAATTGATCTGCATTGTGATGACATCAACCTCATCTAAGCGATCAAGGTCATCACAACTAAACACCCAGTCAAAACCATACTGCCCTAATGTGGGACTATGCATGGTCTTATTTGGTTTGTCAAAATACACGTCACAATCAATCGATGAACGTGCAATAAAGGTATGCTGATAGGATGCAATAGACGCAGGACATTTCGCAACCCGTTCAGAACGAAATGGAAACTCCTGCGGTTCTAATTCGTAAGACAAATCCCATAGGGGATCTGCCTTACTAGCATAACCAAAATCATAATACAGTTTCTGCATCAGAGGATACGAGTCTTCTCGTGACCAACACGGATAACGGGATCACACCAAATCTCGTAACCTTTCTCTTTGGCATCCAAACAGAACGACACGTCTTCACCACACATGTCCTGAACTTCGCCAGAGTCAAACACTTGCATCTTAGGAGCAAACCAGGGATACTCAAGGGATTCAAATACACCCTTCTTGATCAGGGTCCAACCAAAACCAGTGTAGTCCACAGTGAAGGGTTTACGACGCTTAGTGATCGTGTCAATGGTCTCATGGTTCATCACGCCACCATTGCTCTTAAAGTCGTCTTCTTCCAACCAATGGGCAACCGAGGTCGTACTCCCGTCCTCAGTAACGTACCAACCACAAGCAATATCCTTATCCATCGAGAGAACCCGCCAGAAGGACTCCGAGTTAAAAACAATATCAGAGTCGATCCAAAGTTGATAATCGTATTCGAGTTTGCCGTCCCAAGGTTTCTGATTGGGTCCACGAAGAACATTAGCACCCAAACACTTACAACGAGCAAAGTTCACCATCGAGGAATAATCCTGAGAAATCTGAATGCTCGCTCCCGCCTGTACCAGATCAAAACAGAGTTGCACGAAGTTCTTCAAGAAAATATAAGAACATCCACGCCCAGGCATACAAAAGACAATACTCTTGCCTTTCACCATCTCTTTCGCTGCTGCAATATCAAACTCTTCCGAATTATCCTTCGGAGGAGTTGTAACAATCTTAAAACCTTTTGCCATGAATTCTATAGAAATGAATGTAGGTATTCAGAGACCGTCGTCTCTCAATCCATCTTACCACTTATATATCACAATGTCAATACGATCCGTCACAATCCTCACAGTCAATTTGCTCAATTTCATGCGTATCTAGTGAGATTTCGTTGTTTTTTAATTTATTAATAATTTCATCTACAGACTCCATGACTCCTACTACCTTATCTACATTTAAAATCGCGCCTTTTTTGTAAATATGAAATCTTGTCTCAACCATCGTCCTCTATCCTAAAATCTTCCTCTGTATATTGTGTATTAATCCCTGCTTGTATCATCTGTTTGATCATCGTAAGATTCTGATTCGCTTGCTCATAACTTAGATCACTTAAAAATACTACTTCCACTCCCTTGCTCTTCTTACCAATGATAGAATAACTCATACACTTTTAATCCCCCAGCGTTTACGGAACTCATCAAACCCCTCTTCTGGTTTTGTTGGTTTCTTCTTATCCTCTGGTTTCGGTTTCCATTCCCTATAAGGACTACCACCCTCTGAACCTTCCATCTTACATCTCTTGATCTTTAAGACCATCGGTCCCTTTTCAGGTTCATCTACACACTTCGCAGGGCGAAGACTTAGATGTCTCTGAATCATACACCGCATCTTATCACCAAGGTTCATCTCAATGACAACCGCACTCTCATAGTCACTCGCAATTCCCTCCTCTAGCAGGTACTCGACTATCTCTCTCATTTCCCTTATAAGGTGCCCTACAGATATTTATGCGACCCTGGGCGATTTTTTTGGCCGCGGGGATTTTTTAAAATCAAAGGAATCGAAATCACTCTCTCGTTTTTGGCTCGTTATAGATTAGGGTAGTTAGGGGTTTTTATATACGGGCATCGCTTTACCCACGGCAAAACATATAAAAACCCCCGAAATACTGCTGTCTGGCATACACCTTCGTCAGCAACATTTCAGAGGTTCTTTATACTAACTGTTCACCCCATAAGTGTAGCGGAGGTCCCACAAGTTGCATAGAATTCTATCATCCTGTCTGCCTCTTCTTTAGTCTCAAAAGATTGGTATCGATACCCTTCTTTATAAGGAGAAGTATAAACAATCCAGAAAAGATTGCCAGTTGTTTGAGGTTCTTGAGTGAAGATTGCCATGGGTTTGAGTGAAGAATACACGAAGTTGAAGACGATTAATTAACAGTCAAGCGACTGCAACTTTACGCTTAGAGTTATAACCTCCGAAGGCACCTTGTGCCTTGCGTTCTTTTAACTTAGCGGCAGCGATTGATCCCTTAGGTTGAGTGCCATGCACAAGAAGTGCAAAGGGTTGATCACCGAAACAGTGAGAGTCATCGTGATCAACTTCCAACCCAAGATCCTCTGCTTCTTTATCATTCATCACAACTTTACTGTAACGGGTAAAGAATCCCTCATCAATCAGGTGATCGAACCTACCACCATACGATGCAGTTAGGTAGAAGTTAGAGGGCAATTCTTGATTAACAAATAGATCCAAACTCTTAGAGTAGCAATAGAATTTAAGGTCAGGATTCTGCTCTGCAACTTTAATCCAAGCGAGCAAATAGGCAAGGTTAAAGAAGTCACCAGACTCATGAATTCTGACCAGTTTGGTATGCTTTGTGCGGTTAATTTGGATGCCGTTGTTTATAAGATCGGCGGCAGCATCAACGCCATCCCGCAACGCCTGCACAATAGTTTCAAGGTTGCTAGCACGGGCAGCGAACGTGGCGGGGTATTGTGCTTCGGAACTGGCAGCGAAGCACCGAAACACCGTCTCAGAACCGTCCTGGACCTTTGTGCGACCGTCAGCGCCCTTAACGGCAAACGCCTTGCAAAGGGAAGCGCCTGGGCAGGTCTTGCCTGCAGGCAGGTTGAAGATCAGGGTGCCCTTAGAGAGTTTGGCGTTGCCCTTGGAGAATTTCAGCATGGGTCGGAACCGCTTGACTGAGGTCAATATAGGCGATTTTAGGGCGGATCCCCGCCACTTGTGCCACTTTCTCAAACTGTCCACTAGGGGTCGCGATCGGGTCGGATGGCCTGTAGATTACTTGTAATCAGATGAGGGGCGGGGTAGCCTTGTAGATGAGAAAGGTCGTCACCCAGGCAGCCTGCAAATATTTCAAAAATTAGGTTCTACCTCTAGTCTACCATACCGCCCGCCCGATCCCAGAAAGGTCACAAATTGAAATATAAAGATTGCTAAT